TTGGATAAGTAAATGACGCCATTAGCGATAAGTTTGACTGGTTAAAAAAGAACACCTATAAACCAGTAGAGTAGGAAGGAGGACAGAATATTGTCTATAGAAGGACCAATTTTAATACAGTTGGAAATTTAGTAGTTTATGACAGTTTAATAAACTCGTCATTGTAAAATATTCAACTTATTGCTAATCAAGATAATTTTGAAAACCCATACCAAGGAGGAAAGAGTGAGCGTCTTACTATAAATTAAGACACTGAAGAGCCATAAGATAGAATGAGCTTTATCAGATAAGTACCTATCGCAAAAAGATAAGAGAGTAAAGTTGGAGGAGGACCAAATTAATAAAAAAGCAGGAAGTAAAAGAACTCTTAGTAGCAATCTTAATAAAAGATCAAATAATAGAATTAAGAAATTAACTCTATTAAGAGAGAATTGAAGTAAGAGAAGCAGAAAATTGCTAGAGTAATATCCATGTAGGGATTGGAAAAGAATAAGAAGAAATAAGATCGTATGAATTCTACGAACTGGGCCTAAATATAACCATAGTATAGATAATAATTTAAAGGGGATATGTCTGAATATTCTAGATATAAGAAGATGGTATTGTCTCCGTTTAATACAGAGGCAGTTAGAGCACCATCAGAATTCTTTTAACCCACCAGTTTGTTGACATACAGACTTGAATACGATTTTACACCTGGTACAGGATATGGAGTATGCTGTGTAAATCCACATGCATTTTGTTTGTAACAGGTGACCAATTCTTGGGCATGGTTTAACGTTAATAAAGATATTAATCCAGGAGTCAACGGTTAACATGTTTACTCAGCATCCACTGTTACTTTTCCAAATCAAGTTTATGTACATCCATTAGCAGGAGGGGGATCAGTCAATAACAATCCATAAGATTTAAGTTCTGCTTTGTTTACAGATGGTACTAAACGTTGGATGACTGCTAGAACCTTAGCCACAGGGATAAGGATATTTCCAACTGGTCAACAATTAAATAGGTCAGGGGTTTTAACTTTGGGTATTTTGCCAGGTAATCAATCAGATAGACAAAATACCGCTGTATATATTCCTAGTCCACAAGCCCTTAGATAATATCCAACTTCTTATGAAATCTAAGTTTCTTAAATAGAAAAAGATGGAACGGATTTAATATGGTTACCATTAGATCCATTGGATAACGTCTTTATACATGGATAATCTAATATTAATTCTGATGAAATAGCTGGTAACGCTTTTTACAGAAATTAAATGTGGATATTATTCAATGGATTAAACGCTACAGACAGCTTTAGAATAGAAGTTGTAGCTCACGTGGAATATGTACCAACATTACCCTTTGGAGCTTGGTCTCCTCCATAATCACCAAAACTCGATGACACACATCTCACTAAATTTTTGAAAGAGGTGAGAGGTATGTTGCCTGAAGTAATTAATGGAGACTTGGGTAGAAAACTCGTTGGAGTGGTAGAGACGGGAAGGAAAATAGGATAAACTCTTTAACTTGTTTCAGCATTGGTTTGAGCAATCTGAAACATTCTAAATACTTATTCTCTATATAAAATTTTCCTATCATTATTTTTTCAGAGAAAACTGTAAACCAGAATAAACTGTAAATTGGGAGAAACCTTATAAACCAGAGTACACTGTAAAACCAGAATAAACTGTAAATTGGGAGAACACCCTATAAACCAGAGACAACTGAAGAAATCATGGAGATAACCATTCAAACCTTAGAGACAACTAAGCTCGCTGTCAAACCGTGTTGTGAACCACGTATAAATTTATTCCTCGGGGGAAATCGAGGAATATGTTCATAGACCCAAACAATAATTGGTATAATATTGGAG